GATATGGTTTGGGTAATAGGGAGGGCCGATCATGACTGATCGGTTTGAGTTTACGGACGGGGATGCGGAAGTTGTTAGCCGCTTCCTGTCGCAGCTGGAACGTGGTGAAACCCACGACCATGTTGCTCCACTTGGGGACCTTCGGGCCTGTGTGGACGACCCGACCATCGACGCGGATGAGATCCGTCGCCGGTTTGTCGGGGAATTGTGGAGTGCGTGTCAGTTTGACACAGCACCAGATTGGCAGCGGGAAGCAGAGTTGCTTCAAGCGGACAAAATGGGGTCATCTTCGCTGAGTTATCCCTATCACGTCAGGAGACCTGACGGGGGGAAATCACTGGCGGAGAAATTCCGTGTTCCGTTTGAGCCCCGGAGAGTCCATATAAATCTCCGGTCTGCTGACTACGCTGACCAACAGGTGGCGAAGTTGTGGCCGCGTGGGCGAGCGAGAGTTTCTCCAATACCGCTGGATGATGCGGTCTGCTTGCTGCGCACAGACACCAACTTCGGCTTTCCGAGATGCACGACTGATCATGAGAGAAACTTCTATTATTATTACTTGGAGTCTCAGCGGCTTCAGAGTATGGGTTTCTCGCTCGCAGAAGCATCGGACTATCCGTGCGTGGGAACATCACGTACGGCAGCTGCGGGTTTTCATCAGGTGGCGAAAAGTCGTGCGCTGTCCATGTATAGTCGCGTTCTCACTAATCATGAGAAAAGGTTCCAGGTCCCTTTCTTCTCCAAGTTTCGGGATATGCCACAATTTGTGGCATGGAGAGGTCAGCGTGACGTGGATATCGCAGTGACGCAATTGCTGGACAGCCAACCAGGAGAGGTGTTGTCTTTGGATTTCACCGAATTCGATGCGAGTGTGCCACTCGAAGTCCTATCAAGGTTCTTCGCTATTATGGCATCCTGGTGTACTTCGGAGTCGAGGTGCGCGGTTCGCTTCTTAGGTGAAGCGTTTCTGCGCACGGGGATGTTTCTGCCGGACATCTATCTCCCAGGTGAGATGCGTTCGGGGGGAATACCCTCCGGTTCGGGATGGACGAACTGGGTCGGGAGCAATGTCAATTTATGGGTTTTGCATTACGCTGCACATCGATGCGGGGGTAGTGTGAAACACGTGATGGTCAATGGTGATGACGGTGTTGTCGCCTTCAATGGTGTCAACATCACATCGTTGGCTGCGGTGCTCCTTGATGAGTTGGGTATGCTGATCAAGATGGACCCTGCTAAGAATCTCGTTTCAGGGCGTCAGGTGAGGTTCCTTCAGATGGAGCATCACTGTGACCACCGTGTTGAAGGACTTGTGGTGGGGTCGCGTCCGGTAAATCGGATTCTGGTTAAGATGACCGGGTTTGAGCGCCGTTTACCGAAGAAACGTCTTGGGCTGCGTGATGACCTTCCTACTCGATGGAAGGGTGTCTTCAACACCTATAGGTGGCTGCAGCAGATGGAGCCTGCGCGGAACCAAACGGTTTCTGCAAAGGAAGGATTACTGCTGTGGTTTCATGACAAGGACAATGTCATCCGGGATGTACTGAGAGCGATTGATCTCGGTCTCCCTGAGGTGACGGTGGCCTGTGCCATGCTGTCGTCGGACGACGAGTACGATGAGAAATTATCCGTACACAGTCTCCGCAAGTCATGGGTAGTGGGCGGATTGCGCCGGCTGTTGGGGATGTAAAGTCCCACGTTCTGTATCGCAGGTGGTTTTCACCTACGATCTTTTCCCCTTTCTTAGGGTCGGTATTTCGACCCGTTACTGGAGAACATATGTCTCGTTCAAAGGCGGCTCGTAGGCGGCGTGCGATGGATGTGATCCCGTACGCCAAAATGAAGCCGAATCTCACCAATTGGATCGTTGGCCCATCTTTGGTGACAAGTGCTGGGGCGCTCGCCAGCGGCTCAAGTTGGTTGTCGGGTGCCACTGCGATCGGTATCGCAACTGGCGTTCCGGTGACCATTCAGGCTGCTGCCATTGTGGCTGCTCCAAATACCTCGACACCGACGGTAGGTCGTATGAAGATTGATGAGGTTCGAGGGCGGCTCTCATTCACGGGTTTCTCGGCGGCAGGTCGCTTCGCCGTTGCGGTAGCGATTTATGTCGCCGATCAACTCACCACGACTCCCACTTGGGAGACGCGTGACCCGTTGAATTCGTCGTTCGCCGCGGAGGATGATTATTTCATGCTGGAAGGCATGGAGTTAGAAGTTCCCGCGACCACAGATGATACCGCACCGGGGGACTTTTCCATTCCGTTGAAACTGGCGAATCCGCTGGTCATCGGTTCCGGACAGGCCCTTCATGTTACGGTATCTTATGTCGGTCCTGCGACGGCGAAATTGTCGTCGTTCTTTCGCACGCGCGTAGGTCCCGTGGCATAGCCTTGGGCCATCGCGTTTCATTTTCCACTTACGGCTAAGGGAGGAGGGTTCTATGTCTTGGGTTCGCCGTTATTTAGTGACGGCTCGGCAAGTGTTGGATGTTGTCCTCCGCT